AGAATAGCGAACGACGCGCTAAAGAAGACGCAGAACGCCAACGTGAAGCGGCTGAAACTTTTGCTAAACAGGTGTATGAGGAAAACAAACGTCTTAAATCCCAGTTGGAAGAGGGAAGCAAGATATTTATTGACCAAAATAAGAGCACCGCTCAAATGGAGATTGATAACGCTAAAAAGCGGTTTAAACAAGCATTTGAGACAGGAGATTCTGACGAGTTAGCGTCAGCACAGGAGGCTTTGGCAAAGGCAACATTGCGCCTTGATAAGGCTGAAACCATGCGACCAATTGAGTCGCCAGACATTCCTTACGAAGAACCCAAGCAAAACCGCCTTGCTCCAACCACTCAAGAGTGGGTGGACAACAACAGCGATTGGTGGGGAAAAGACGAAGAAATGACTATGGCTGCGATGGGACTTGACAAAAAGTTGCAGAAGCAGTATGGTTCTGAATACGTAGGTACTCCTGAGTACTTCAAAACCATCGATAAAACGATGCGCAAAAGATTCCCTGAGCATTTCGATGCTGAGGAAGAGGAATACGAACAGCCTCCACAAAAGAAGTCGCTTCCGGATGATGAGGATATCTCACGCCGCACAAAGCCCGCTTCGGTCGTAGCACCCGCTACCCGTAGCACACCGCCTAATCGCGTCAAATTGAAGGCATCAGAAGCGACAATCGCCCGTCGTCTTGGGGTGCCCATCGAAGAATACGCTAGACAGGTCGCATTACTTAAGAGAGGTGAATGATGGAAAAAGTTGAAAAAGCGCAAAACCGCGCCCCACGCCAAATGGATACCCGTGAAACTATGGCTCGCCCTACTTCATGGAAACCACCAGAGACTCTTCCGAGTCCCGACGCGAGGGAAGGCTGGACACATCGTTGGGTTCGCATGTCAATGCTTGGCGTTGCAGACCCTCAAAATCGCTCCTCTAAGTTTCGTGAAGGATACGAACCCTGCAAAGCAGATGATTATCCTGAGCTAATGATGCACGCCACTTTGGATGGCCCCTTCAAAGGGAACATCGAAATTGGAGGGTTGATGTTATGCCGCATCCCTTCAGAGTTTTTGAAGCAACGGGAAGCCCACTTCTCAGCGCAGAATAAGGCTCAGATGGACGCAGTAGACAACAACCTTATGAGAGAAAACGACCCTCGTATGCCGCTTTTCAAGGAAAGTAGCTCGAAGGTCACATTCGGAACTGGAACTTAACTTTTTATAGGAGTCTTAAATGGCTTATCCCGTCGTTAATGCCCCTTACGGGCTGAAACCGATTAACCTAATCGGTGGACAGGTGTTTGCAGGTTCTACCCGCGAATATCCGATCCCATACGGATACGCGACTAGCATTTTTTACGGTGATATCGTTGGATTGACCCGTGGTAATGTGCAGCGCTTATCCGTGGAAACCGGTACTCTTGGTACTGTTACAGGTGTCTTCTTGGGTTGTTCTTATACAAACCCAACCACCAAACAAAAGCAATTTGCTCAATACTGGCCCGCTTCAACAACGGCTGGTGATGCAGTTGCTATTGTTTGTGATGACCCTGACACAGTGTTCAAGGCTGTCGTTTGTTCTGCTACTACTGCTGTTGCTTCTGGCGCTCGCGCCATGATCGGTCAAAACTTGGCTATGATCAACAACACAGGTAACGTGAACACTGGCGACTCTGCTAACGCTTTGTTGGCTCCTAGCGATACACCCGCTACTACCGATGCGTTACCAATCCGTGTTTTGGCTTTAGTGCCTGACACCGTTGTGACCTTGGGTACTGCTACCTACACTAGCATCTCTACCGCTACTGTTACCTGCTCTGCATTGCCTTTCGCATTGCCTGTTGGTACAGACGTTGGTTCACTTGCTGCTAACGGTCAGTACATCCCCTCGGGTTCGTTTGTTGATACAGCAGCCGCTGCTGGTGCAACATCGTTCATCTTGAACCAAGCTCCTATTACAGCTTTTGCTGCTAGTTCTACGCTTGTGTTTGCACAGTACCCAGAGTTGCTGGTTAAGTTGAACTTCGGTCAACACCAGTATTACGCTGCCACAAGCATTGCTTAAGGAGTAATTTAAAATGGCTATTTCACGCGCACAACTACTTAAAGAACTCCTTCCCGGCTTAAATGCTTTGTTCGGTCTCGAGTACGCCCGTTATGGTGAGGAACATAAAGAGATTTATGAAACCGAAACCTCTGAGCGTTCATTCGAAGAGGAAACTAAACTGTCTGGCTTCTCTGCCGCACCAGTCAAAAACGAAGGTTCTGCCATCGCTTATGACAATGCACAAGAGGCATGGACAACTCGCTACAACCACGAAACCATTGCTTTGGGTTTCTCAATCACTGAAGAAGCGATTGAAGATAACTTGTACGACAGCTTGTCTGCTCGTTACACCAAAGGTTTGGCTCGTGCTATGGCTTACACCAAGCAGATCAAAGCTGCTGCCGTGTTGAACAATGGCTTCTCTGCTCTGTATACAGGCGGCGACGGTCAACCTTTGTTCTCTACTGCTCATCCTTTGGTTGCAGGCGGTGTCAACTCCAACACTCCATCTACCCAAACCGACTTGAACGAGACTTCCCTTGAAGCCGCCGTTATTCAAATCGCTGCTTGGACTGATGAGCGTGGACTGTTGATCGCTGCTAAGCCTAAGAAGTTGATCATTCCACCAGCACTGCAATTCGTTGCTACTCGTCTGTTAGAAACCAGCCTCCGCGTTGGTACTAACAACAACGACATCAACGCGATCAAGAATAATGGCGCGATCCCAGAGGGATACACCATTAACCATTACTTGACCGACACCAGCGCTTGGTTCTTGACAACTGACGTACCTAACGGTTTGAAGCACTTTATCCGTACTCCGCTGCAAAACAGCATGGACGGTGACTTCGATACCGGTAACGTCCGTTACAAGGCTCGTGAGCGTTACAGCTTCGGCTGGTCTGATCCTTTAGGCATGTTTGCCTCTTCAGGTTCATACTAAAAGAAAGGGGGTCACAAGCCCCCTTTTTTATTGACATCGTAGAAATATGGTGTATATTCCAAACATCTGGGTGATTGACTCTATCGGACTGCCCCAGCAGACGATGCAACGATTGATAGAGTTACTTTTGCATAAGGACTTTTGTCATGGCACGTTCCACATTTGAAGGCCCAGTACTATCTGGCACGCAGCGCTTTGGCGCTTTCCGTAACGTAGGCTACGCAAGCCTCGTTCAATCAGCGACTTTAAACATCGCTAACACCACAGCAAACACTGCTGGTTTTGGTGGCTCTTCTGGTATCTTTGTTGATTCAAACGGTATCCCTAATACGGCAACAACCGTTTACACACCTAGCACTTCCACTACATTAACTGCAACCAGCATCCCTGCTGACTCTGCTACCGTGTACCGTGGCTTTGTGGCATACCTCCCAGCAGGTAGCCGCATCAATGACATCCTAGTTGATATTGGTGTTATCACCACCTTCACAAGCGGTTCTTTGACCTCTGTTCAAGTTCTTGTTAGCAACGACTACACAGCCGCTGCTGGCACCGCAACCTACGCACAAACTGCTGTATTGACCTCTCCTGCTGTTGGTCGTCAGTCATTGGCTGCGTTTACTGCAACTCAGTTGGCTAACCAACAAGCAACTTCTACCGACATCATCCAGATAAATGGCGAACCACCTTTGTCTCAAGTTGTGTTCACAGTAGCGTCTATTAACGGCACTAACGTAGCGATTACAGGTGGTACTTACTACTTCACAATCCGCTATACACAGCCTGATGGCAACATCGGTACAACTACTACTTACCCATACGGTAACTTCGATTGATGGTAGGGGCTTCGGCCCCTCTCTTTAACTTTTAAAGGAAATCAATCATGATGCAAACCGACGTTTTATCAGCGCATCTTAGTGCGGCTGGTTCTTATTACGCAGGGCGTACAAGGCTAAGAGGTATTGTTATATCTCCCAAAGCCAGCACAGCCGCAACTTTTGAGATTAGAAATGGTGGGGCTACCGCTACTGTGCTTTACACAATGGATATTGCAAGCCTTGGTACTCCAAATACTTCTTACATCTTAATTCCCGGTGAAGGCATTTTGGCTTCTACAGGGCTGTATCTAACATTAAGTGTTGGTTCTGTCACAGGAATTACGGTGTTTTATGGCTAGTCCCGCATGGACTCGCAAAGAAGGCAAGAACCCCAACGGCGGCTTGAACGCCAAGGGGCGAGCCTCTGCGAAACGCGAAGGGCACAACTTGAAACCGCCGCAACCCGAGGGCGGCTCAAGGCGCGACGCTTTCTGCGCCCGTATGAGTGGGATGAAA